GGACCTGCAAAGTCTTACGCTCACTAGCCGCATACTCACGCAACTGAGATGCTGCGCTAGACAAAATCAGGCCATCAGACAACGCCGAATCAATCGTGTCAAAAATGTTGCTGAACGCATCAACAGCAGCCTGCTCAAACTGGCCAAGTTCCGGTGTGAGCTTGAACAGATCACGGAAACCATCAACCATTGAACGAGTCGCAGACATAAAGTCAGCAGCAGCCTCAGCTGCCTTCATGTAAGCCTCAGCCTGCTCATTAGCAGCATCAATCGACTTCTGGATGGCATCCGCAGCAGCCTTAGCCGCCGCACTCAGACCAGTGTTCGACTTCTTCAAATCATCAGTAGTCTTCCGCACAGACACAAGCGCAGAACCCAAACCGCCACGAATACCGGTAGAACCAAAGTAGCTGTCAAGAACCGAACCACCCTGACCAGTGCCAGGTGCGTTCCGCTTGACAAACGCCTCAATCAGCGCAACCTCACTGCTGGCACGATCACCACCAGCGCGTTTCAGGAACGCAATCTGCTCATCGTAGGCTTTGCGATTGCTCTTGAACAGGTCAAGATACTTCTGCATCCCTGCATCAGCATCCTGCTTTCCCAACTTCGCAAAATCAAGTTTCGACAACGCAGCAGCTCGTTCAACAAAAGTAGCCAAATCTTCAAGAACACCAGACAACTGCAAAGCACTAGCCAAATCAATGACCGAGGTTGCAATGTCCGCGACATCGTTAGCAAACTGCTTCAACGCCTCTTGACCCTCTGGCGAGTTAAAGAAATCAGCCAGGTCATTTAGATATGGAAGAAGTGCCATACCAATCTGCTCTTGCAGGTTGCCGAACACAATTTCCAAACGCTGATAAGGGTCAAGTTTCGCGGCGGCCTCAGCAGCACCATCGAACTGTTTAGCCAAAACACCCAGAGGGTCATTGACACCCTTGACATTCACACCCAACCTGGCAAGTGCAGTCGTGTTGCCGTTATAGGCGCGACCCAACGCAATCGCAACAGCGTTCACATCGCGACCTGTGCCAGCAGCAACATCCAAAGCCAAACTGGTCAGCTGTGTAGCAACCCCAACATCCGAGGTCGCCCTCGTCAACTGAGCGAAGGCCGGTCTAATATCGTCATCTGCAACCGCCGCTAGGCGTTCCATGCCGGAAATGGAAGTTTCCACTGCGGCGATCTGCTCATTAGTCGCACCAACAGTGTTCCTGAGCGTGTTCGCCAACAACGCCTGCGACTTAGCATCAGCCGCAGCAGCCTTGCCAGCAGCGTTCAACTGTGTCGTAATAGCCCCAAGCCCAAGACCCAAACCGACAGCACCGAGCGCACCTTTTAGCGACTTACCAAGTTTGCCGAACTCAGACTGTGCCTTCTTGATGCCCGAATTATCAAGAACCGTTTTCAGCGGAATAAAAATAGAACCAGCCATGTCACAGACCCTTCATGTTGAAATACCTAAAAGCGTTAGCCAAAACAACCTCAACCTCACGGCGAACCGCAGGCAAACTCTTTTCAGCACTAGGCCAAATACGCCGAGAAGGCGCAGCGCCATTCTTCCTGTTCAAACTAGCAATAAAGGCATCACCCTTATTCTTGTTGGCATTACGCGGCTTAGTGCTGGCAGGCGCGTTATCGTTCCTGCGACCCTCACCAATAAAGCGACCCGAACGGCCAGACATGTCCACCAAAACCGTGCCAGGTGAAGACACCTTGATGCGCAAAAGCGGCGTAGTCAAAGACTTGCCACCAGCCGAAGTTCTGAACTGAATAAGGGTCTTATCCGGCTTCACGCCAACACCCCAACCCAAACGCCCCTTATCCTTCAACATCCCAGACAACGGCTTGATTGTGCCAATGCCAGTCTTGATCTGCGACTCTAACGGTTTACCAATCTTCTTGATGTCACGCACAAACTGTGTGCGCAGGCGCGGCTCAATAGCCCTCATGCGCTTTTGCAGCTCACGGATGTCCGTAACCGAGATGTCTTGCCCCACACCTGCACCGCCGCGTTCAGCCAACGCACCGCTGAATTTAGCGATTTGGAGTGTTAGTGGTTCGGCCATAGGGTCAATTCTACCGCCCCGTTATCAAACCGTTATCTGAAAACCCTGCGGATGAACTTGCCAACAACCAGGCAAACCCTTATCTTTGAACCGCTGGCCAACAAACAGCACAAAGGGTAATCATGGGAATCTTCAAAGAAGCACAGACCGCCTATCAGGATGTTGTCGAACGCACGGCAGACATCATGCAATCTGGCAGCAAGTTCAACCCCACCGGTGAAGATGAAATCTGGTCAGCCATCGGTCACCTTGACTATGACCTAGCAGATCAGCTCACAGATGTTTTCTACTACGAAGCAGCACTTGTTTGCATTGAGCGTGGCAACCTGCCACTAGACAATCCAGCCTGGCAAGCACTCGTGGTGCGTTTGGCATACAACGCCATAACCGATGCAGACAACTTTGCCTACATCATCGAACACTCACGATTCAGCGCAGCAGACATTCAGCGGATGCTAGACCTCGCCGCAGGCGCAGTGCTGCAACACCCGAACTTCCAACTCACAGGCTTCCAGCACATTTCCCCCAAATAGTCGCTGGAATAAAGAAACCACCTGTCATAAAAGGCAGGTGGTTTTCTTTTATCTCGCCTGATTCTTATGAATCAAATAACGCTGGATGGTAAACAACATCCGAGGCGACTCTTGCATCAACAGACTTGGTGCAATACCTGTTTCAACAGCAAGGCCGGCGATGAGCCAATGAGCAGACTCATCGCCAAGCCCAACTATTTTGGGTCGGATTCACTCGCAGAAACCGCAGAAACCGTTTCAATAAAATCCTCAAAGCTCTTATCAGTCTGCTTAGTGCGACTCAACGAAGCCCAAGCCAAAAACACAATGTGTGTCAGTTTCTCAGACTTAGCCAAAGTGGCCACAGACAAATTGAACTTCTCTTCAAATTTCAGCATGTCAGGCATGATTACCGGAATCGGGTCAATGGTTCTGCCATCCAAAAATTCTGCGCGTAGATTGAGTTTCATTTGGTTTCCTTTTTAGTTGTGGTAAAAAATTAGGCTGTTGCGCGAGTAACAGTGCCGCTTGTTGGCCAGGTGACCGAAAGGGTCGCTAGATCGCCAACGGTTGAAGCAAACGGCTGGTATTGCGACACCAAGCAAACAGCAGTGTAAATCGGGTTAGTTGCCGAAGTTGCTGAGCTGGTTGGTGTAATGGTCACAGTCGCGTTGGTGTTCAGCAAAGGCCACAACACAGCATCAACCGAACCAGCACCGAAGTCCTGATAGAAGTTGAGAGTTAGTGAACCTGAGCGAAGGCCGCCAGTTACAGTCTTCCACTGACCACCGAAAGTGGTTGTGTCAACTTCGTCAGCCTGGATGGTTAGATCAACTGATTGCAGCGAGTCGCTGAAATTAGTTCCGTTGACCGTAATCTTGTGGTCAGTTGCCACGAATTTTGCCATGTTGAATCTCCTTGTTAGTCTGCCTGCACAACTAAGTCAAACTCAGCTGCCAGATAGGTGTTATCTCCGAGTGAAATTGAGCCGTAGTTTCTCATCCCAGACACTATGCAATCAAATGCTTTATTGCCGAGTGTCTTGTCTAATTCTACTGCCCCACGAATACTAGAAGAACCTGTTGGCGAACAGTAAGCATCCAACGAGTTCTGTGCCGTTCTCTCACTAGCCAAACCAACAACCAAAGTCACCGTGAAGTTGTAAGTTGACAGGCCGTTCTTGAACGCTTTGTGATAGTCAACCGATGCCGGTGCAATGATCGCAAACGGTGGATTCACATTCGCAGGAATAGTCGAACCGGTGCGCAAACCTGTGATGGTTGCCAGGTTGTTTGCGATGCCTTGTCGCAGCTCACTAATCTGTGCCATTACGCCATGAACCTTGCCAGGCGATACGGCTCAACAAGCTGCTGAACATCAGGGTCAAGTCTTGTGCCAACGCGGATGTAGCCGAGGTCTGGTGCAGACAACACACCCAACGGCGAGTCAAGGCGTTTGAAGATTCGGCTGCTCTGAATAACGGTTGCTTGTTTGATTGCGCTAGGAACGGCAGACCATCCCCAAGTGCCAATCACGCGCACACTTGCCTCACCAATGTTTGTG